ACTTCGGGTTCCTTTGCTTTAGATGCACTTGTAGGATTATCGGATGGAAGCGGAGGCTTCACCTATTGGAGATCAAATGTTGCTAGTAATACTACTGTTCCTAGTAGTTCTGAGAGTTCTTGGCAACAAGTACGAGTCTATGAACCTTTTATATCTGGGCAAACATATTCTACAAATAGTAGTGATGCGCGAAGAAGTGAAATGGTAATTCACCCAGTTACTGGTGCAACCAGTAAAGACGATACTACTTTTACTTTTTCTAATACAACTACAGTTTATAGAGTTACCGTTACTAATAATGATCAAACTCCTGCAGATAGTTCTAACCATTGGGTTCGTGCTGATCAATGTGGAAAGTTACTAAAATCTTGTAAAATACGTTTTCAATTTGATACAAGTTCAACAGGTCAAGGAGGACAGTATACCATTCCTTCAACAGATACAGTTAATCAAAATATTCTCCCTTTCGGAGGGTTCCCAGGTAGTAGAAGGCATATGTAATGGAATATATAGAAGAAATACGTAAACATTTTGAAAAAGAATTTCCTAGAGAAGGGTGTGGAGTGCTTTCAGTAGTTAAAGGAAAAAAGAAATGGTTTCCTGTTACAAATATTGCAGAGAATCCAGATGATTTTATAATGGATTCAGAAGAGTATATAAAATTATTAATTACTACAGATATTGTCGGAATTGTACATAATCATATAGGAGATAGTTCTGAACCCGGACAAACAGATAAAGACTACTGCAACGCAATGGGTATTCCATATTATATATTTAGTTATCCTAATATGGATTTAACAATAGTACAGCCAGAAACAAATGCAGTAGATTTATATGGACGAGAGTATAAATTTGGAGTTCGTGACTGTTTTGAAGCAGTACGTGATTATTTATTGAAACAAGGGTTGGAGATACCACATCGTGCTTTATTCGAGGATAATTGGTATAAAAAAGGGTTAGATTATTTTACTACAGAGATGGTTAAAAAGTGGAAGGGAGAGCCAGTGGGCTTAGATGAGCTACAAGAAAATGACGTACTAATTTTTAGAGTGCAAGAAGAGGTAAATAACCATTGTGGAGTGTATTTAGGAAACGATATTTTTTATCATCATGCAGTTAATAGACTATCATGCAGAGAAAACTTATATCCATTCTGGCACCAATATTTAGTAGGAGGTTATAGATATGTTGCGTAAAGTATATTTAAATGGAGAAATGGGCGAGAAATTTGGTAGAGTTGCCGAAATAAAAGCAGAAACTGTTAAGGATGTTATGCATTATTTAGATGCTAATTATACAGGCGTAAAAAAATACCTTCTTGATTCAACTGAAAAAGATATAGGATTTACTATAAAAATCGCTGATCAGTACATAGACGATGATCGAGAACTAATTCTTCCTTTGGATAAAGGAGACATAATTATTACTCCTACCCCTGTCGGCTCGAAAGGAGCTTTAAAAATAATTGTTGGAGCAATTATAGTTATATGGGCATGGCCATTAATGACAGGCGCCGGTATTTTAGGCTCAACATTATTGGCCAAGATAGCGGTGGGCGTAGGATTGAGTTTAGTAATGCAAGGTCTAATGGAAATGATGGCTCCGGACCCGTCGGTTGATAATGATATGGAAGGTATGGAAGAAGGGTATATATTTCAAGGTGCTGAACACTCTGTTCCAGAGGGGGCACCTGTGCCTGTATTATATGGAGAATTACGTGTCCCTGGACAACCGATATCTTTTAACTTAGAAAACGATTATTCTGGACAAACTAATTGGGGACAAGGAAACGCTAACCGAGTTGGCGGGTTAAGCGATGGCCAAGGCAATATAAATAAACCTATTGGCATGTTTGTGGATCCAGCATAATGAGTTATCCTTATCACCTACCTAATTCGGGCCAGAGCCAAGCTAATTTAGAGCGCCTTGGGACCGATGTACAAACTGTAACTATTACTGACGCACTCTCAGAGGGGCCAGTAGAGGGATTAGTTAATGGCGAAGCCTCTGTTTATTTAGCTGGAGATCAGTTAGTCGAAAGCGGATCAGCAGGATTATATACTTCTTCTACAGGCTATACTGCCACTATTGATACTAATAATACTAGTAGTACTGGTCCAGATTACGCTATTATTAAAGATAAGGCGGGTACTGAGGTATTTTTAAATGATTTAAATGAGACGAAAACAGACGATAAAGTTTGGAGATGGCTATCCCTTCATAATTTATACTCCGCTTCTATAGTAATTGAAGAAAATAATATTGTTACTAATTTAAATAATGGTACAGTATCAGGAGATTTAAGGGTTTGTGTAATTGATCCTAGTAGTATTGCTGCACAGGATTTCTTTTTTCAAAGTCAAAAAGTAGACGCTAATAAAGCTACGCCCGCGATGTATAATTTAAAGCCCACAGTCAGAATAAAATCCGGCACTACTGGAGAAAGTATTTGGGGTAGTATAACTTTCTTAGGAGACGGGGATTATACAAACGCTGATAGTTCTGGATTAGCAAAAAGAGCTATAGTTAAAGTCTGGTATATGTCGTCAAATGCTATTTCTGATGATGATGTATGGGCACAAAATGCTGATGTTGCTGATAGAGGTGCAGTATCTCAAATTTTTATGGATCGTACAGTTAGATGTGATATTGAAACTACAGGTTCCGGAAATAGAATCTATATTCCTTCTTGGACTATTATTGATGTAACTGCGAAACCTTTTTCTTTAAGTTCGGAAGTTTTTAAGAAAGGAAGGGCAGGAGGCTCCCAAGCACAGGGAAAATTCCCTGGCGCTAGTCTTGAATTTAGAACAGGTACTTTAAATCAAGAACCTTTTGATCAATTAGGGGGAGTGGGTACAGTATCTTTTCCAGTTACTCTAACCGGTAGCCAGTTGGAAACTTTTCAAAGTAAGTGTCCTTGGCCAACGTCCGTTTCGGCGGATTACCCTTCTCAGGCTCAAGTTGATGCGTTAGTTAATGATTCTAACCCTGATTTACGAGCAATCCGTAAAACTATAGTATTTGGAGAAACTTTATCAGGGGCTCAAATAGCCGAAGTTGATGAAGTAAGAATTCATGTCGAATGGCCACAAGGTTTCTTTGCAACAGATGAAGAAAATAATGATAAACCAAGTGGAGCAGCTTTTCATATCCGTTTATTAGGTTCTGAGAGTAGTAGTAATAATACTACAGACTGGGGGATAGATATTACTGCAGGAGCGTTTGATTATTGGTATAGGTTCGGAATTAAGAAAACTGCAACATCTCATGTAATTAAAATACCTGTACATACATTCCGAAATATTAGAAATATGAAACTAGAGATGACAAGGATCACTCCAGATGGTCAATCAAACTCTAATTTACATACAGGCAAATTAGGCGGTCCAGGAAGTGATTTTTTAGTACGTAACCAAACTTCAGAGATAGCAGCAGTAATTGATTCTGTTAAAATTTCTCAAGTTATATGTACAATAAATGAGCGAGTTAATTATCCTTTTACTTCATGTGCACATTTAGAATTTAGTTCTCAAAGTTTTCCACAACCTCCTAAACGTTCCTATCATATGCGAGGTCTAAAAGTAAAAATTCCCTCTAATTATACTCCTAGACATTTAAGTACTACAGGAGTTGCTACTTATACAGGAATGTGGAATGGTGAGTTTAGTGACGAAGGTACAACTAATGCTAGTGGACTTGATAATGATGTATATTACACAGATAATCCTGCTTGGTGTTTTTATGATATATTAGTTAATAATCGTTACGGATTAGGAGATTTTTTAGAAGCTCAAGATATTAATAAATTTCAATTATATAAAATTGCAAAGTATTGTGATGAATTAGTTCCTGCAGCTAATGGAGGAACAGAGCCTAGATTTACAACAAATTTATACCTTACTAAATCTACAGAAGCTTACAAAGTTTTAAAGGACATGGCCACTATATTTCGTTCCATTATGTACTGGTTAGATGGAGAAATGTTACTTGTTCAAGATTCTCCCGCATCTCCAATTTATAATTTTTCCAAATCAAATATTCTTGAAGATAGTATAAATATACAATCTACTGGAAGTAAAACTCGTGCAAATCAATATACTGTTTTATGGAATAACCCAGATTCTGGATATCGGCAAGAACCTATTATACTTGAAGATAAACAAAATATAATAGATACCGGAAGAATTATACCTAAAAAAGCGACTGCTTTTGGTTGTACATCAGAAGGACAAGCGATTAGATACGGCCGATGGAAAACTTGGACTGCAATTAATCAAACAGAAGTTCTTAATTTTAAAACCGCTATTAATGCTTCTTTTCTTACTCCAGGAGATATAGTTAATGTTCAACAGGAAGACGATACAGGAGTTGCTTTTAGTGGCAGAATAACAAATTCTAGTAATTCAGCCATTACTCTTGATAGAGACATTGTCACTCTTTCGAGCGAGCCTCAAATAGACGGAGGAGCGGCGGAAAGTTTTAGTTTTGGAAGTTCTGGAGATTACAGTTATACTCTCGCTCTACTAGTTCTTACTAGAAGTGTAATTCTTGTTCAAGATACTGCTGCAGTTGTTACACATTCAGGTACTGCATATACCTATAATCGAGGAGACGAAGTTGAATATGCAAAAATTGCAGGAACTTCAACCGCTTTAATAGGTACTTCTGATTCTGATGAACAAGTACAAAAAAATATTTCTAATATTCAAGATGATGCAGGCAATGATATGCTTGTAGAGTTTAGAAACTCTACTACTGTAGAAACAAAATCATTCACATCTAGTAATGTATCAGTGGTTAACGGAGTGACTCAGATAGCCATTTCTAGCGCATTTTCTGGAGAGATTCCTGATAGTACAATTTGGGCAATTAGGGAAACTTATAAAGGACGTAATACTACGCCCTCTTACAAAGAGTATAAAATATTAGGTATAAAAGAAGAAAAAGATAAGACATATGCTTTAACTTGTGTGGAATTTTATAATTCAAAATTTGATACTATTGATAAGGACTTTAACTTAGCATCCCAAGATCCTGTTAACGCACCAGAAGCAAATTTTATCCCTGCCCCTGAAGCAATTTATATATTATCTAGATCAGATCATAAGCGCCCTGATGAAGAAGTAATGATACAATGGGATATTCCTAGAAATAATGACGGCACTCGTTATGAAGGAGTTAGGGGATATAATGTTTATATTGATCCTCCCATTCCTGGTGTAGGAGGTGAAGAGTTAGAGATGATCCCGATTCGGGGTCAAAGAACACAATGCGCTATTAATAGAATTCCTGACGGAACTTATCGTTTTGGAGTTCAGACTTTTTCAGCACGAAATAATTATAGGTCAAAAATTAAATGGCAAGCAAGAGAAATTAATGATCTTTTTAAGGTACAATGCGCACGTACCAAAGAAGGAGTTCCTAGCGGCATTTTTGCAAATACAGAGTGTTCTGAAGATGGAAGCACCTTCAGTTTAGATAGTAAAGACTTTGCGATAAGGTCACTAGGAGCACCGGGAACTGTAATAAATAATGCTAATCAAAGCACTGCTGCAACGCACCAGCAAGTGCTTACTGCAATGGCGACAAATGGTAAAGAATTAACGAATGCTTTTATTTATTTTGACGCAGATGATACTACTGATTACTTAAAATTAGTACATCATACTCGATCTAATTTTCAAAATACTTCCTTAACTCATTGGTATGATTATGATCAATTTGTTGCTAATTCTGAAAATATATGGACAGATTGTACAAATAGTGCTGATGCCAGAGTAAAAGTAGCCGCCTATAGTAATAAAGTTGAAAAATCAGACGGAACTACTGCATTTGAGTCTCGTTTTCAAGTGGGGGATATTATTCGTATAAAAACAGCAACTGATGTTTACTATGCGGCAAGAGTTGCGTATATCGAGGATGATAATACTTTATATACAGATATGCGTCTAAATAGTACAAGTAGTGAAATTGTTAGTGTAGATGAAACAAAAGCTGTAGCACGGGCAACTCTCCGACACGATTATGCAAATGATGCGGTCATTGCACAAATAGCTAGAAATGGTAGTACTTACACACATAAAAGACTTAATTGGTCAATAGATCCTAATTTACAGGGATTACGAGCATTAATTATAGATTCAAATGTTGCATTTCTTAACTATAATTCTTCGTCTGTACTTCAGAATGAGATCGCTATTACACTTACGGCTGACGCACTTGCATATGATGACCCAGAATTTATAATCACAGGTAATGGATTTACTCAAGGAAGCCCAGCAGTAAGTGGTAGTGCGCAATCTTCCTATATTGATTCCTCTAATGCTGCTGTGGATGGACAGACACTAACATGGCAAATCCATGATGGTTCAGGAGGAATCGGATACGATAGCGGGTCTTCTCTAGACTTTTCGGTAACCGTTAGAGAGGCCTCCGATAGTAGTGAGAGCATTACTAGACCTTTTAAGATTGTTAAAGTACAAGATGGATCTATTGGTTTAGATGGAAAAACAGCTAGATTAGATTTATCAGATTACTCTTTAATGTATGATGATGAGGGACAAGGTCCAAAATTTACAGGAACCACTAGTGTAGGTGGAAGTGTTGGAGAAGTTGCTCTCGCCGCACCCCCTGCTAGTGAAACTAATGGTTGGATAAAAATTACTGTAAATACTACTAATTTTACTGACCCTGTGTTCAGGATTTACTACGGTTCCAGCCCTACATACTTAGTGGATAGCATTACCCAGTATAGTGGATGGATGGATGGAACTGCCGGAGCAAGCACAGTAGTTCATTATCCAGTTCCTACGGGATATAGTACTCCTATAACTAGTGGGTCTATTAATATTAACGTAGATGTAGCCGAAAAGCCGGCTAATTTTAATAATTCAAACTTACCTGCTTCTGGGGACATAAAAGCCACAGATTCTTGCAGTTTAATTTCGGTCAAAGCTGGAGAAGTAGGAAGAACTATATCTGTATCTAACCCAACCCACGTGTTTCAAGCAGAAAATGATGGAACGGTTGAATCTGAGACAAAAACTGGTAGTGGTACTACTATTGAATTTTTAAAAGGTGGTACAGTTGCAAGATATGTAGGAGGCACAGGATCTCATAGTTATAATAGTGGTAGTAGTCCTAGTCCAAATGAGTGGAGAATTAAATCTGCGGTTTCAACAGATACTCATTTAACTGTTGGAACGCCAACAGGGGTAAGTAATAA